CGGCGGATCTTAACGAGACTAGCCTTGAGCAGTCCCTGATTGATATCGCAAGCTTTGTGGACGAGCGGGGCCTGAAAGTTGCGGTTCGCGGCATGAAGCTGATTGTTCCTAAAGAACTTCAGTTCACAGCAGATCGTCTTCTAGAATCTACCCTACGCACCGGTACTGCGGATAACGACATTAACGCAGTTCGGAACATGGGTATGCTTCCAGAAGGTTATGCCGTCAATCACTTCCTTAGTGACACGGATGCTTTCTTCATCTTGACAGATGCACCCAACGGTCTGAAGGGCTTTAACCGTACCGCCGTCCGAACTTCAATGGAAGGTGATTTTGATACGGGTAATGTCCGTTACAAAGCCCGGGAGCGTTATGCTTTCGGCTGGTCGGACCCACGTGGCATTTTCGGCTCCCCAGGAGCATAATATATAAGGGGAGAGCCTAAAAAACTCTCCCCTGCTTTATAAATTTTTCTGGGACTACATAGCCCTAGCGACTGGCCCAGCAGACGCTCACAAGACGCTAGGGCGAAACCTTTGTGAGAAGGATATTACGTTATGGCTAGAACAACTTTTTCCGGGCCGGTTCGTTCGTTGCGCGGATTTATAACCGCAGGACCCGATGCAGTTGTAAATATAACTGCCGAGACTACTCTTACGTTCGCCAACCATGCGGGTCGCGTCATAGAGATAAATGATGCGGATGGTGCAGTAACCTTGCCTACCATCCAAGCGGATTCTAAGGGTGCCTCTGCGGGGCAAGACGATCCAAATGTAAACAACCAGCTTGGTGCTGTTTACAGGTTCTTTATTGGAACCGACGCTACCGATCTTGATATCAAAACGGACGGCACGGATAAATTCTTGGGATCTCTGGCGGTTGGCGTCACTGACGGCAGTTATAAGGTTTTCATACCCGGTTCCTCTAACGATGTAATTTCTATGAATGGTGGAACGCAAGGGGGGGATAAGTTCTCGTACCTTGAGATTACCGCTATTGCTGACAATGAATATCTTGTTCAGGGTGTTCTTATCGGGTCTGGAACAATTGCAACTCCTTTCGCGGATAGCTAAACCTGAGTAATGGAACGGGGGCGTTGCCCCCGTTCTGATAGGAGAGTCTTATGGCAGACGCCGTAACTGCTACCACTGTAATAGATGGACCCAAGTCTGCGGTAATTTATTGCACCAACACAAGCGACGGAACTGGAGAGGCTGCTGTTACAAAAGTAGACGTTTCCGAGTTGTCTGCGCTTCAAGATGGAACTTCTTGCACAGGAGTTCGTATCCAAAAGATCGTGTTCTCCAATGTCGGCATGGGTGTCAAAATTCTTTGGGACGCATCGACCGACGTTATTGCAGCACAACTTCCAGCAGATTACTCAGACACGCTGGATTATTCTGATATAAGCGGTCTTCCAAATGTCGCAGCTTCTGGCGGGAAAACCGGAGACATACAGTTTACCACCGTTGGTCACAGCAGTGGAGACACGTATTCCGTAGTTCTGTATTGTTTGAAACAATATTGAGGCGTGTCTTTATGAAAGGCTTCTTGTGTCATGGCTGTTTCCGGATCTAAGGATTTTGAACCTAATGTAGCTGAATACGTGGAAGAAGCGTTTGAGCGGTGTGGACTGGAATTTCGTACAGGATACGATGCGCGTACTGCGCGGAGGTCCATTAATTTTCTTTTCGCGGATTGGGCAAATCGGGGTCTTAATCGTTGGACCATAGATCAGGTGAACCAGACCCTGGTATCCGGTCTTTCGGAATACCCCATAGGAACCATAACGGCTACGGTAGGGTCTTCCACAAACCTTGTTGTTGGTAATACCATAACCGGTTCCTCAAGCGGTACGACCGCAATTGTCTTAACCAAACCTAGTTCAACTACGGTCACGTTAAGTATCCCTTCGGGGTCTTTCACCGCTGGAGAAACTATAACCAGTACGGATAGCAGTGGTTCGGCGGTGAGTACTACGATATCGTCAGATCCCAGTATTTCGGACGTAAGATCCACTATAGATGTTTTATCTTCTGTAATACGACGCAGTGATTCGGACATCTCTATTAATCGCGTGAGCCGTGACGATTATTTGAGTATTCCAACCAAGACTACTTCTGGAAGACCTGTCCAATTTTACGTGGATCGTCAAATAACACCTGTAATTAAGGTTTGGCCTGAACCTGAAAACAGTACGGATGTTTTGATCTATGACCGACTGACACGCATGGACGATGCGGATGCCTCAGTAAACACTGTTGACGTTCCTTTCCGATTCTACCCTTGTTTAGCTGCGGGTCTGGCGTACTATCTTTCAGTAAAAAGAGCGCCGGATCGTGTTCCGTTGTTAAAAACGATGTATGAAGAAGAGTTTCTTAGAGCGGCGGAAGAAGATAGAGATAGGGCCAGTTTCAGCGTAGTACCTTCTTATAGCTACTTAACGGCGACTTCTTAATGCCCAGGTACGCTTCAAACAAACATGCCATGGGAATTTCGGACCGTTCAGGAGCGGCGTACCGTCTAAAAGACATGCGAAAAGAATGGACCGGAATGCTCGTTGGTAAAGACGAGTGGGAGGCTAAACAACCTCAGTTGACTGTCCTTAAAATTCCGGCAGACCCGCAAGCGTTAAAAGATCCAAGACCGGATAGGACGGAACCTGCTGTTGAGGTGTTGCTAACAGAAGACGCTTTTCTTTCTTCCGCTAGCGGTTCCGCTGTATTGACAGTAATAGAGCCGGGTCATGGACGAAGCACAGGAGACGTAGTTAGATTTAGGTCGGTAGAACCGTTTGACGGATTTGCATCTTCTGTAATAGAGAGTGCCAGCGGCTATTCGATAACCAAGACTAGTTCGGATAGATACACGTTTACTGCTAGCAGCGGCACTGCAACAACGGGAAGTGTACGAGGAGGTGGGAGTTCTTCTTCCGCAGGTCCTGTAACTGTGAGTGCATAAGATGGCGTATACTTTTACCACTCTAAAAACTGCTATACAGGACTTTGTTCAAAGTTCTGAGACTACCTTTGTTACTCAGTTGCCCCGATTTATTTTGAATTCTGAAGAACGAATTTTAAAGGAATGTCAGTTAGACGTTTTTCGTAAGAATACGCAAGGTACAGTTACATCTGGAAACGCTTTTTTAGCAAAACCCAGTGACTTCCTAGCTCAGAACTCCTTGAGCGTCATAGTCTCTTCAAGCAAAGAGTTTCTTTTATACAAGCAAGTGACAATGTTGCAGGATTACACGCCTAATCCCGCAACCACGGGTGTTCCTCTTTATTACGGTGATTTCGATCAAGACACGTTCTTGATAGCTCCAACTCCTGATTCAAATTATACCGTGGAGTTGCATTATTTTTACCGTCCGCAATCCATAACGGAATCTTCTGATGGAACTAGCTGGTTGGGGGACAATGCAGAGTTGTCCTTGCTGTATGGGGCTCTCGTAGAAGCATACACGTTTTTAAAAGGAGAACCTGACCTCCTGGGTTTATATAACCAGCGTTTCCAAGAATCTTTGCAATGGCTCAAGAATCTTGGGGAAGGTTTGCAGACCAGAGATCAGTATCGCTACGATAGGGTTAGAAGACAGGTGCAATAAGTATGGGTGGCTGCGCGAACAGTGATATAGGTGACGCCATAGTTTTCACCTCGGATAACGGGGGACACTCGCCGGAACAAATGGCAGAAATGGCGTTGAACAAAATAATGGTCGTTTCGGAAACGGCCCCGCCAGTTATACGAGATCAGGCGCTTGCTTACAAAAACCATATACGAAAAGTGTTGGTTTTATATATGGCTAAGATGGCAGAAAACGAAAGAACTAGCATTTATGCTTTGATGAAGCAGCAAGGCCAACATGATTTGGCTGAGATTATAAGGAGTTTGTGATGGCGATTGGATCATCAGCGGTTTGCGGAACGTACAAACGTGAGATAAACGCAGGCATTCATTTCTGGACTTCGCATTCCCGTGGAGACGGCAGTACCATTGCCGCAGACACGTTTAAGATAGCCCTTTTTACCAACAGTTCGTCTATTGACGCAGACACCACGGGTTATTCAACAAGCAACGAAGTTAGTGGAACAAATTACACTGCGGGTGGTGAAGCTTTGTCGAGCGTAACTATTGGTCTTGCTGATAACAGCAGTTCAGTTCCTACTGCGTTTATAGACATGGCTGATGTTACGTGGTCCTCGGCTACAATCACGGATGCGCGGGGGGCCTTGATCTATAACTCAACGCTGGCTAACGCGGGTACGGCGGGTACAACAACACACGCGGCAAAACCTTCGGTATGTGTGATTAACTTCGGTGGTGACAGTTCTTCAAGCGCGGGAAACTTTACCGTTACAATGCCTGCAAATGACGCAAACAACGCTTTGATTCGGATTGCGTAATGACTGTTCTTGGTTGGGGCAGAGGTACATGGAACTCTGGGGCCTGGAATAATTCTCTTCCAGTTACCGGGGTTTCTTCTGCTACGGCCATTGGCACTGCGCGGGTTGACATACAGCCTTCGGTTACGGGGGTTTCGGCGGCTACTGCCGTTGGCAGTGTACGGGTTGACATACAGCCTTCGGTTACGGGGGTTTCGGCGGCTACTGCCGTTGGCACTGCGCGAGTTGATGTACAAACCTCCGTTACGGGGGTTTCGGCGGCTACGGCTACCGGCAGTGTAAGAGTAGACATACAGCCTTCGGTTACGGGGGTTTCGGCGGCTACGGCTACCGGCAGTGTAAGAGTAGACATACAGACCTCCGTTACTGGGGTTTCAGCAACGGCATCCGTTGGCAGTGTACGGGTTGACATACAGCCTTCGGTTACTGGGGTTTCAGCAACGGCATCCGTTGGCAATGCTTTTGTGTGGCGAATAATTGTGCCAGGACAAGATGCCGATTGGAGTGGTATAGTTTCAGGGCAAAGCGCCGGATGGTCCGTGGTAACGGACACTCAATCACCTGATTGGGCTAATGTAGTTCCGGGGCAAAGCGCCGAATGGTCTGCAATAACTGATACTCAGTCACCTGAGTGGACTAAGATAGCGGCATAGGAAAAGAATATGGCTTCTACATTTACTACAGGTTTTGGTATTGAGAAGATTGGTTCGGGTGAACAGTCTGGTACATGGGGCACCACGACGAACCACAACCTCGATATCATTGATCGTATAGCCTCGTATAAAGCGGTCGCTATAACAACAAACGCGGATACGGCTACTTTAACTGTTCGCGAAGCATCTCCAGGGTCCGGTACTGAAAATCTCCAAGATGGTATGTACCGCGTAATTAAATTTACGGGGACCTTAGACTCTACTTGTACGATTACAATCGCTCCTAATACAGCGCCCGCTTGGTTTATTATTGAGAATGCCACCAGCGGCAGTCAGTCTATAATTCTATCCCAAGGTTCAGGCGCAAACGTCACCGTTCAAAACGGTAAAAACGCAATTATTTACTGTGATGGCGCGGGTTCAGGCGCAGCCGTTGTTGATGCTCTCGCTGATCTTCAAGTTGGTACGTTGGAAGTTACTGGCGCAGCCGCGATTGATGGTGCGTTAACGGGTAGCTCGACTATTCAAGGTACAACAATAACTGCTACTACAGCTTTTGTACCGGATGCTTCAGATGGCGCGGCTCTCGGTACGACTAGTTTAGAGTTTAGTGATCTTTATCTTGCTGACGGCGCTGTAATTGGTTTTGGCGACGATCAAGACGTTACTTTAACTCACGTTGCTGATGCTGGACTACTCCTTTCCAGCACAGACCAACTACAATTTGGTGACTCTGGAACGTACATTCATCAAAGTGCTGATGGTGTTCTAGATTTAGTCTCTGATACAGAAATCGAACTCACCGCAACTACTATAGATATCAACGGTGCTGTAGATGTAAGCGGTACTTATACTGGTGGTGGTAATGCCACTATCACAGGAACTATTACTGCAACTACAGGTGTTGGTACACCTAGCGCCCGTATACATGCGCTTCAAGGCGCAGACACAATTATCAAGGCTGAGACTATTGACGCTGATTCAATCGCTCAATTTGTAGTTAAAAATGACGCACGAGAATATGCACTTCAAGTTAGAGGAAATTCATCAGATTCGTTTGTTATTAGAGACAATACTGGTAGCGGTGATCGAATTACCTTAGACACTAGCGGAAATACGACGTTCGCTGGAGATATCAAATACTCTGCGACAACTTTCAATCTCAATTCGAGTACGAGCGATGGCTCTGACAACGGACGCGCA